GAACATCCCTGCGGCGTCGTAGCGGTGAAGCGCCGCGCCGTTATTCGAATACGCGAGCTCGGTTCTCGCGATACAGTCCGGACGGTTACGGTACAGGTAGGGCGGACCGACGATCTTATCGAGCGGCCGATATTTCAGGAGCTTCGTTCTCGTCGAGCCGCGCGCGATTTCGTAGGCGGAGAATCCTTCGGACATCCCTTTGGCGATCGTTCGAGCGATGGCTCGCCTGGTCGCATCGTTAACGAGGACGACGCGTTGCGCGCTTTGTGCCGCGAGATATAACGCCATCGGATCGTTCGCGAGGATCTGTCCACCGAGCGCCGTACCCGTTACGGCGACCGAGAGCTCTTCCGCTTGATTCAAACTTACGACCGTCATCTCGAGCGCGTATCTCCTGGTCGCGGCGATGATCGCGTCGTTTTCTGTCGCGCCGATAAGCTGCGAGGCCGCGTCTTTATATTCGCCGTCCGACGTACTCGTAAGATAACCGCCGGCGTCGAGCCAAATCTTTACGACGCGCTTCGCCTGTCCGGTAAAGAATCGACGGAGTTCGTTTCGATACCGCCGCCCGATCGTCGCTTCGGCTCGTCGCGTTTGGGCAACGATTTGCCGGACGCGGCGGCTGCTAAGTTGCTTAGTCGATATCGCCAAGCGCCGACTCGATCACGGCGGTATCCTCGAGCTCGCCGTTATGCGAGTGCGGAACCACGACGTCGTACTTCTCGCCACCAGGAACGGCGGGTGCGGCTCCTGGTCCGACCTCGATCTTATTCATCGGTAAGAGATAGATATCGTCCTCCGGTCCGACCGGTAAGTCGAGCGCCGCTCGAGCCTCGCTGCGTTTCGCAATCGATCCTTCGACCAGTTCGCGCCATCGGCGAGCGAGATCCGTCGCGTCAGCCTGGAGAACTCTCACCTCGCTGTAGTCGAAGAACACGTTTGCGGTCGGATCGTCATCAAAATCGGGAAGGAGCTGCGAGCTTAGATCGTCCGCGATAATCGCTTGGAGCGGGATTAAGCCGGACTCCCACGCTTGCTCTCGAGCCTCGGCCATATTCGCGAACGTCGATCGATCGAGTCCCGCGCCGAGGCCGGCGACGATAGCGGGAACGCCGAGTACCGCCGAGACGCGCTCCTCGGGAATACGCCGAAGCTCTCGAAGGTTTAACTCGGACGGACTGAAGCTCACGGTCGTAACCTTCGTCGAGCCGCGCATTACCATCAGGCGACCGCGGTTATCGGAACCGAAATTATCGTTCCATTTCTTCCGGATCGATTGAAGGTCTTCATCGCTAACCGCGCCGACGCCATCGCCAGGAGCGAGAACGACGCCAGGGATCGCGGAGTTTCGTAAGAGCGACGCGGTGAAGTTCGCTGCCTCGTCGTCCGTATAGAGCTCGCGGAATACGCTTTGTAATGGTGAGCGCCCGAGCTTCGTGTTATCTGGATTTATCCCGAAGCGAAAATGCACCACGTCTTCGATTGGTATATCGACCGAGTTCCCGCCGACCTCGTATTCGTAATGATCGATAAAGACGTTCTCGGTCGATGGCGCGTATCCGTCCGCCGCGCTACTTCTCGGAGAGGCCGGTGTCATCGAGGTCGACGGAGCCCACCATAGCTGTACGACCGTACCGTCCGCGGATCTCACCTTGACGAGATAGGCGTTTCCGCTCACGACAAAATCGGTCACGAGCGCCATCCGTAATAGTCGGCCGGAGAAATACGGATTCGGCCGCGTAAGTAAAACGCGCAGCGGATGGTCGCCGATAACGACGTTCTGGTTCGTCTCCTGGTCGTACCGTCGAACGCCGAGCGGCGCTTCCGGAAACGTCCGCGCGAGCCAATTCAAACACGCGCCGACCGCGGACGACGCATATATCCGGTTCTCTCCGTATCCCGCTGCGTAGTTAAACCGCGTTTGCGGGAGTAACGTCGAATCGATACCGGCGTCGATCGGCGTGAAAAACTTCTTCAGTCCTATAGCCTCGAGGATTCCGATTAAACCGCTCCCCATCGTTGCGGCGGATGTCTCCACCGTGATACCGCTAGCGCCAAAGCGTCGACGCAATCGTCGTGTACACCCTCTGCGGCAGAATAACGCGTCCCCGTTCTTGTGTATATGAACTCAAACGATTCGAGCTCGGCTGTAATCGCTCCGGATGGATATCGAATTAAACCGTGCTGGATAGCCACGGCGAGTCCTTCGAAGAGTTGTTGCTTCGAGCCGCTCGTAAACTTTAAGCCTTCGAAATTCCTCCCAAGATATGTAATGCCATTCTCTTCCCACGGCTGTTGAAGCTGCTCGAGAATAGGATCGCCGACGCCGGTCGAGTCGATAAGCGCGGCGACGTTCTTCGTTTCGAGGCGGACCGTTCGGATCGTATCCATCCACGGCGACTGGAATCGTCGAAACCGACAGACCGCGCCGTGCTCGTCGATCCCGATCCCGACCGTCCAATCGATAGACTTCGCGAGATCCCATCCCCAGGCGACCGGCTCGGCTTCGCTATCCCACGACGACCACGCGATCTCGTTCTCGAGAATACAGGCGGTGATATACGACTCTCCAAAAGGATTCCCGCTGTCGAGCGCCGGCGTCGCCTCGTATAGCTCTCGATAAACGTCCGCCGGTAAATCCGCGCGCGCTTCCTGTACCGCGGCGGCTTTAAGGATTCCGGCCTCTACCGCGTCGTATGCGGTAAGGCGCGCGTATGAGTAACCAGGATCTCCGGATTCGGCGCGCCGGCTTAGGCGATAGAACCAGTTCTTCCGCCCTTTAACGTTCCCGATAATCCGGAGCTGCGCGTTAGTCGCGGTGAGCGTCGTCCGTATCGCGTGCCACGATTCCTCACGTACGCGGCTCGCCTCGTCGATGACGGCTCCATATACATCCTCGCCGAATAGCGTGTCCGGTTTCTCCGCGGACTTAAACCATATCGACGCGCCGGATATTAAATCGATACGCATTTCTGAATCGTTATGCGTCCAGAACGTCCGCGTTACGTAACGCTTAAAACGCGCGTACGCTATCCGCGCTTGGGTATATACCGGCGCGACCCACCAGTAGGCGTAGCCTGGTCGTCCGTATTCGATCGACTGCTCGGCGATCCACGCTAAACATCCGACGGTTTTCCCGCTCTTCGTACTCGCCTCGATACAGGCGATCCGCGCGTCGCCAAAGATTGCGTCTTCCTGCATCGGATATAACGGCGGTCGCTCCCAACTCCGCGTCGGCGCAATAACCGGCGTCGCCGTCGCTCGGACGAGCGCGGTTCGATTCATTCTCGGTCGCTTAGTTTCATCGTCGCGATCATTTCGACCGGTCCGCCTCTCGGTCCGCTAATTTGGAACCGCTCGTTATAGGTCGACGGATCTAGGCATTTCAATAAGAAGATCAGCGCGGTCGTATTACCGGAGAGCGCCTGTTGGCGGAGCGTCGCCTCGAGCAACTCGATCGCCTCGTCTTTAGCTTCATCGAACTCCGCGCGGAACGCTTCATCCTCCTCGAGCGCGCGGTAAACGTGACCGCGGCTGACTTGCGCTCGCATCGCGGACGCTCGCAGGTTTCCGGAGTTCGCGTATGCCGCCAGGAACGGCCGTTGCCATCTCTTAGCGGATCGATCCGTCGCCGATCGACCGCCGCGTCTCTTCTTTAGCGGCTGCTTTACTTCGTCGGGCATTTTACCGCTACCCATCCGGCGAAATTAAGATATCGCCATATACACTCGACCGCTTCGAAGCCGGCCGCTCTTAAGATACGCTCGTTCTCGCTCGATCGTAGCGGTACTAAGACGCCCTCGAGCGCGAGTCTTTTACGATCGATCATCGCTTCGCTGTATCCATTATCTCGCTTAAGGTCGTAATACATTTCACCGAGCCGCGTATTTAACGAGGTGTCGTCCGCTAATACTTTTTCAATAATAATAAGCGCGCCGCCATCCTCGAGCCGTTCGTATATATCGCTTAATAATCGTTGGCGATATTCGGTCGGAACGAACATCAACGTAAGTACTAAGAGCGCGACCGACCACGGCTCTGTATCCGGTAACCCGTCGCGTAGATCGTGACCGTCGATATAGACATACGGTACTGCTCGAAACGTTTCGCGCGCGGCTGTAAGCATCGGCTCCGAAATATCGAAACCTCGATATATGTTGTTCTCCTGGCATTGCTCGACGATCGGCGCGATCGCGTCACCTCTTGAAACGCCGAGATCCGTTATCGTTCCGTTTCTTCGTGCGTATTTAACGGCCGTACGCGTTACGACTTCGCGCATCGATCTATACCCAGGGATCGACCGCTCGAGCATATTAGGAAATACGTTCGCGATCTCGCTATCGAATACCCATTTCGGCGCGCTATATCCGATATCTTGCTTCATCGTAAGACGTACCTCTCGATCGTTTCGCCGATCGCCTTTGTTACCGGCGGACATACCGCACGACCGATCCGCTCGTATTGCTGGCGATACGTTCCGGTCAATTCGAAGTCGTCCGGAAATCCTGAGATCCGTTTGAGCTCCGCAATCGTAAATTTTCGCGGCTCGCTCGGATGCGTTACCGAGGCCGTGCTGGCGTTTCCTCCCGCCTGCGTAACGGTCGGCGACGCTTTACTGCTATCCGCACGCATCAGGTTTCTATATTTCGTACTCTTCGCGCCTTCTTTTAGCTTTATCCATTCGTCGTATATGGCATACGGCTCGGACGTATTCAGCTGGCGATCGAAACGCGGTGACGTTTCTAATACCTTAATCGGCCGATTGGCTTGAATAGTTTCGACAACGGTATCGGTCGGTTTATACGCGTGGCCATTCCAGCCGTTTGCGCTTTCAATATGTGTGATGCCAGGTAACGCTTCGCGTATCGAGTACCAGTACGGCAGCGGTTTTGGGAATACGGGTAGACGTTCGAGGTCGGAACGAACGCCAATAATAAAGAGACGTTTACGCCGTTGCGGAACGCCGAGCCACATCGCGTTGAGCTCGGTCGCTTTAACCGTATAACCAGCGTTCGTAATCGCTCGCGTAATCCGCTTGTAATGTCCGACCGCCTTACCGCTTGCTAACGCTGGTACATTCTCGGCGATACATACGCGGGGCTGGAGCGCGTCCACGAGGCGAATCCATTCGTCAAAGAGATCGTCGGTCCGTTGTCGCGTATCGCTGTACGGCTTTACCTGTCCCCATAATTTATCGCGTCGGCCGGCGGTGGAAAAACTTGAGCACGGCGGAGATCCTTCGAAGATATCGATATCGCCAATATCGCGATCGATAGCGTTCGTAATATCCGTCGCGGATACTTCTCGAATATCCCGATCATCGATTACGGCGTTCGGGAAGTTCGCCGCGTATGTTTCGCGAGCAGCCTTGATAAATTCATTCGCGTAGAGGACGCGGTATCCCGCCCATCGATATCCGAGGCAACTACCGCCAGCGCCGCTAAACGTCGAGACGACCGTAAAGCCGTTACTCGGACGATTAAGAATCTCGGCTCGACTCGGAATACGATATGGCGGTTTCATCGCGGCCGGCCGGCGACGACGTTATACGCCGCGATAGAGCTTTTAGCGGTCGGCTTCCATCGGCGTATAGCGATCTCCCCTAATAGATCCCGTATCCCGCTATCGCCGAGTTGCATCTGTGACTGCATTTCGTTGTTATGTAGCGCCGGAAACGCGACGCGTATCGGATACTTTTGTTTCGGCTTATTTACCTCTACCCATGCCTTGTCCGACCAAAGATTAAACATCTCTGGATTACGATACGGCAAATAAGTCGTCACTCCGTAGGACTTACCTATACGCTGTAAATCACGTACTCCAGCGGCGTTCGGCTTATCAAACGCTTTATGTCGTAAGTTTTGAAATAGTCGTACGGCGTCTGCGTTCCGACTGTTTAGCAATCCTGCGCGGCTTAACGCGATCATCGGCTCCCTGTATGTTTGAAAATGACTGTTTTGATGTCCGGTTACGAGCGAGCAAATCTTCCGACGCCGAAGTTCGTCGAAGACGTATAACATTCCCCAGTTACATTCGATAGACGTTTTACCAAACACCTTGTGGGTTCTAATAAGGGTGACGATATCGCGCTCGATCGTCGCCGCGTCCGTAGGTAATCGGATCGGAATGAAGTCTAGGTCGTACTCTTGAGCGAAGCTCCGCGCACCACGGAAATCCTTCGACTCTCGATCATTAAGCGTCATCGAAATAACGGTTGGTCGATATCCTAAATCCTCGACCGCACTAATTATTATTGCCTTAGAATCAACGCCGTTCGATGTAGCTACCGCTAGCGGCTCGCCGACTCGCTTAACTTCTTCACGTAATATCGTCCGTACGCTCATTTCCATTCGTATCCGCACGATGGACAGCGGTGTTCCGTTTCCGGTTCGATGTCGATCTCCGGAAATTGCTCAGGAGCGACCGCTATGTCCGCCGAAACGGTCGCGAGTAATTCGTTAATCTCTGCGTTATCGGTCGTAATCTGCGCGAGTAATTCGGTTAACGCGTCTTGATTCGTTTCCGCCATCGCGCCGATCGGATCGTATGTAGCGAGAATCATCCGCGCTTCGTCTTCGTCGAGGTCGGTAATAAGAACCGGAATTGTCGCGTCGCCGACGATCTCCGCTCGAGCGTGTCCGTCGATAATCACGAGGCGACCGTCATCATCTTCCCTGGCGAGGACCGCGCCGGCGAATCCTACCTCGTCGAGAACCGCGGTAAGCGCGCGCTGCTGCGCGGCGGGATGTCGTCGCCAGTTATCCGGATGCGCTCGGAGTTCCGCCGCCGGTACAAACCTGAGCTCGGTTACTCGATCCTTAACGTCCATCGGCTCTCCCCTTTTTAGGTGTCTCGTTTTGTCCCGTTTTGCGGAGTTTATACGCTTACGGGTATCTTAGTCACTTAGGAAACGAAACCGCCGCTATGGACGCGAGAGCGTCCTTCTCGATAAAAAAAACCGCCCTCCGAAGAGAGCGGTCTTTTCCCTAACCAGGATCTAGGTATAGCAATCGCATTTCTGTATTAAGTAATACGGACAATCGCGAGCGTCGTGACGGTCTTCGATTGGCGTCGTACGCTTTACGTATTCTTTGTGGCTCTCGAGCTTATATTTGCCGCTCTCAAGTCGGTCCCAAAAGTCGGTGGTGCTTTTCGGGAAGGCTTCTTCGTTAATCTCTTCGAACATTTGGCTCTCTCCAGATGTTTAACGTACGACTAATCTACGACTCTCGTTACAGTTTGTAAAGGCGCGCTATAACAAAACGAGCGCGATAAACGCGCCGAGAATAAGAACGCCGAGAATAAGAACGCCGACGATCCCACATATCGTGTCGAGCTTCGTCGTCTTCGCCGGCTCTGCCGTATAGATCCATAACCAGCGCGGCGGTGGGTGCGTCCAGGTTTTAATCACCGGATCGTAATCTCGATTGACCTTCGGAAGATAACGCGGATGCTCGTACTCGCGGCTCATACGGTCTTGGTTAATCGCAAATACCAATATTGGCTCGTAAATGAAACTCGATCCGACCGCCGAGGACTTGCTCGCGAGCGAAGAGCTTCCGCGCCCGCGGCGATTTTAGCGCCCACCGAATATCTTTAATCTCGACGCGAGCGCCGGTCCGCTGGAGCGTCTCCGTAATCCTTTGCGCGTCGCACGGATACTCCGCCAGGAGTCCGAGGCAGAAGTCGATAATCATTTCGCTCCGTTGATCTCGAGCCGCGCGCTCTTCACGCTTCCTAAGAACGTAACTTAGCTGACGTAAATCCGCCTCCTCGTCGACGATATACCGGACGCCATCCTTTACGATAAAGGTGTCGACGAACTCCTTAATCTCTCTCGGCTTCGGTCGCTTCATAGCCATACCTCCACTTCGATATCTAAGCGTCGGCGTCCCGCCCATTCGACCGCATCCCACATCCGATTCGTACCGTCGTCACTCGAGATCGTGACCGATCCGTCGCAAACCTGGCAGTAATGTTTAAGACCTTTTTCGCGACGTATCCCGAACGCCTTTTGCGTAAAGACCTCGCCGCCCTCACATTTGGGATTCGGACAAAGAATATCCCTCGGATCGGTTTCGTCATACGGAGCAATCGTTTTACCGCTCACGTTAATAAAGCTCATTGCATCTCTCCTTTTTACCCTACGGGTACGGGCGTAGTATATCCCCACGCCGGACATAATCTACCCAAATCGGGACGATATCTCACCAATACGTCTCGCCGGCCGTAAAACGGTCCGCTCCGATCGCCGTACCTCGACGGCGCTACGCCGCCGTATCCGAGCCTTATAACGACCGGTTCTTGTAAATCCCAATTCCAACCAGGCGATCCCGAATCGGTTCCCGCTGCGTACGGTCCCGCGTCGGTAACAGGCAAGATCATCGGAAGACTCCACGATCCGTCCGGCTTCCGTAGCTGCATTTCTATGAACGTTCCGAGTAACGAAGGATCTCGAGACGCGACGCCGAACGACTGCGGCGTTAGGACCGCCCAGCTATTTTGAGGATGATCGGGATCGAGATGCTCGGCGCTTCCGCAATTCCATCCCCACGACGTTCGATGTCCGTAGTATCCGCCGTAGCGCTGCTGCTCATAATCCCACCAGCCGCCGTCCCATATCGATTCGTTCCCGTAGGCGCTCGCGTGCGAGAGCCACCGATACGGCTCCGCCAGGATCGACGAGCTCGGAACGAATACCGCGCCGGCGAGTAAAGCCGCGAATATATATTGTCCAAGTAAACGTTTCATAATTACGGTCCTATCGAAACTGCCCACGCCGCGCCGTATAAACAAGCGCCGTATAGCGCGAGTGCTACTCCGCAGACCAGGAGCCGCCCGACGATCCTTCGTCCCTTACTCAACGCCTAGATCCCTCGCTTCCTTTTCCTCTCGCCGGCGTTCCTTTTTCCATCCTCGTCTATTAAATACTTTAACCATTTTATCCTTGCTCTCCTGTAGCACCTTGGGACTTACCATCTTTGTCCGAGCCAAGTCCGCCATACTCTCGGCGAGTTCCTGGGCGCGCTGCGCTCGGCGGTCCGCTTCCCGCTTATCGATTTTCTCCTCGGTGCCTATCTGCGCGGCCGACCGTTTAATCCAGTTCAACGCGAATTTCGGGAGCGACGCCTTCGGACGTTTCGACGGCGGCGCGGAGTTGAGATACACGTGCATCGCCTCGAGCTCGACGTCGAGCCGAACGCCTGGAAATAGATCGCGCCATCGATTAACCATCTCGAGTGTTACCGGTTCGAGATTCTCGAATTCTAAAACCTTGGTATCCGGAAGCCGTATCTCCGTTGGTTCGTTCGTTATCGTTTCGTTACGTACGTTCGTTGGTACGTTAGTAACGGACGCCGTAACCGTTACGTCCTTTTGACGTTGCCGGTATTTCTTTTGTCGCTCTCGACCGGCTTCCCGTTGCGCGATAAGTTGTCCCTGGTGCGCGTCCCAGTCGTGAAGGACGACGGTATCGCCGTCGCGGTCGACGAATCCGGACGTCTCGAGCGCCTCGAGTAAGTCGATCTCGATTAACGCGGACGCTTGAAACGCGCCGAGCGCGGTTAGTAACTCCGCTGACGTATAGCGCGTGAGGTCGCCGTCCTCGGCGTAGTCGATGCTCCACGTCCATAAATCGACGAGTAAACCGATCGCCTCGTGCCGCGACGCGTTGATCGCGCTCGCAAATCTTACGACCTTCGGGTGACGCGTTAGCGCCGTGTCGACGCGAATCCAAGTCATATCTCTCTCCTTTTCCGTTACTCTTACTTTACCTTAATCGTAGCCATACGTTCGATCGAGTCCGCCAGGGATAGCGCCGCGCTGGTCGAGCGCCTCCCATAACTCCCGAATGATGTCCGAGAATTGAGCATGTTCCGACATAATGGCGTTCGCTTGCTCGTCCCAACGGACGACGAAATCGTCGAGGATATCGAGCCGATCGTCGAACTCCTCGAGCTTATAACTATCGCGGTCGAGTTGGTTTAAGGTCGACTCGAAGCCGGCGAGCCGTTCCTTCAGCGACGCGATACCGTCGCGCATCGACTCGATACTCCATCCTTCTTCCTGAGCATTTCGCTGCTCGGCTTCGAACGTCGCGAGCCGCTCGAGAATCATTTGCACCGCGTTTTCTAACTCGTCGAGCTTATATCCCCGCTCTTGTAGTTCGTCGCGCTGCGTCTCGAGCCTCGTCGTCCGATCGCCGAGGTCGTCGTTCTGCTGATCGTTCCGGATCTCGATATCGTCGACGCGTATATAGAGATCGTCAATTTGTTCGTGCCGTACCAACGTCGCGACCTCTTCCGAGAGCCACGCGACCTCGTCCGCGGTTTGCTCATAGGTCGTAAGGAATTGAAAGCCACCCCAGAGCAAACTAATACCGACTCCGCCGTTCGCGATAGCGAGGCCGATCCACTTTTTGTTTTTCTGTATAAGATCCACGTCGTATTTCCTCGAGCTCTCGCGTCCATCGATCGCGCTGCTCGTCCGTCCCGACCCCGTTCCTCAACATAATCTCCCGCATCCGTTCCGGTGTCACTCTTTTTACGGCGGGAGCGGGAATATTGCCCCGATGTATCGTGTCGACCAGGTTGCCCATAGGCGCGAGGTTCTCAGCGTCGATATAGTAATTAACGATGCCGCGCCCAAAGTCGCGGTATGGCGCAGCGAGGACCGTCTCGAGATCCGCCCAGCCGAGTAACGAAATCTCTTTTTCATTCCGCCATCCGGCGAGCACGTAATAATCCTGGTTCGCCTTCGCTCGCTCGACCAATAAGCATATCGGTCGCGTATAACACTTGATATCGATCCGCCGGTTCGCGATCCAAAAGTCCGTGCTATCGCCGCGCGGTCGCGGCTTCCGATCCATCGGAATACCTGACCAGATTTCGAAGGCGAGTTCGCCGGCGACACCGATCTCTTCGAAGTTTTTCGTGAGTCCGCGGCGAGAGCCTCGTCTTTTGTGCGCGCTCCGCCTAGTATCCGCGATCCGTTTTACCGCTGCGGGATCGACCGCAATAAGCATTAGGCTCCCCACGGCGATCGTTTGAAGCCTCGAGCGATCGCTTCGAGCGGATGCCTC